CCCTGTCCCTTCGAGGACTGTGGTAGTAGTGATGCCTTCGCATACAACACACAGAAGATGGCAGGTAAATGCTTTGCATGTAATCGTAACTACCCTAGTGTTGGAATGAGATTAACCGAGTGGGCCTTAGATGAGTACCCTCTACAGGAAAGAGAGATGATGACTAATATGAATACAGTAGTACAGCAGACTGAATTACTTACGCCTCAGGTGCAACCCTTTCGTGGTGTAGTAGAGAAGACCATGAAATTCTTTGGTGTACAGACACTAGTAAATGCAGAGGGTGAAGCTAAGAAACAGGCATACATCTATCCGTCAGGTGGACGTAAGATCCGTACACTACCCAAGGCATTCCATACTGAGGCAGGGTTCCGAGGTGACGAGCTATTCGGTATGGATAAATTCAATGCAGGGTCAGCCCGTATGGTTGTAGTAACTGAGGGTGAAGTGGATGCCCTGTCAGCATACCAGATGTTAGATGGTAAGTTCCCTGTAGTATCTCTACCATCAGCCTCACCATCTAAGAAGCTATGGCAGGGTAAGGCAAAGGACTGGTTAAATAGCTTCGAGAAGATCATTCTATCTGTAGACACAGACGATGCAGGTAATGGTGTAGCAGATAAGATTGCAGGGTTGTTCCCTAACAAGACCTACCGCATCCCACATGACAAGTACAAGGATGCTAATGAGTTTCTTGAGGCAGGTGCAGGTCAGTCCTATCGGTCTGCCTTCTACAATGCCAAGAAGTATACACCTCAGAATGTATGGAACACACCTGAACAGTTTCTTGGTATCCTACATGAAGAAGATGATGCTATGTATATCCCTACAGGTATCAGTGCCTTCGATGAGGTAGCCTTGGGCCTGATGCAGGGACACCTGACTGTGTTCCAAGCACCTGAGGGTATCGGTAAGACTGAGTTCATGAGGTACTTAGAGTATCACTTCCTATCTAATCACACTGATCTACCTATTGCTATCTGTCACCTTGAGGAGACAAAGAAACGTGGTCTACTAGGTCTAGTCAGTTACAAACTTAAACGTAACCTGACACGCAAGGACTTGATTGATGAGGCCATGATGCAGGACGAGGTGGATCAGGCACTGATTGAATTGACTGAGAAGGAGAACCTGTACCAGTTCACTATCGGTGTAGATGAAGATCCAATGGAGATCCTTGAACGTATCCGTTACTTTGCTACGGCATGTGATGTTAAGTATGTGTTCTTTGAACCTATCCAAGACTTAGCCTACTCACGTCAGACAGATGAGAGTATTGAGAAGTGGTTGTCTGCTCTAGCAGTACAGTTATCTCGTATGGCTGCTGAGTTGAACGTAGGTATCGTAACTATTGCACACGAGAATGATGACGGACAGATCCGTGACTGTCGGACTATCGGTAAACGTGCTAGTGTTGTAGTCAAACTTGAACGTGACAAGATGACTGAGGATGAAGATGAACGTAACACAACCAGACTACTCGTCACAAAGAACAGACCAGCAGGAACAACAGGACATGCAGGATCACTCACCTTCGACGGAGACAGCTTCACACTCACAGAAAAGTTTGATCGGTTTGCCTAGTGATGATGACCCCATTGATGACTGCTCACACTGGATAGGTAAGGTATGAACATATGAAGATAACTGCAATGGACATAGAGACTGACAGCTTGGATGCTACACGCATCTGGGTTGTCGTAGCCAAGGACGTAGGTACTGGTGTAGTAGATGTGTTCAAGCACCTCGACACTGATGAGGCTGAAGCATCAAGGTTCAAACAGTACTGTAAACAGTACGATAAGTTTGTGTTTCATAATGGTATTGGCTTTGATGTACCCACACTCAATCGTCTGCTAGGACGTACCATTGACGTTAAGGATGTGATTGACACACTGATTATCTCTCGTCTTGTAGACTACAACATCAAGGATGGTCACTCACTTGACGCATGGGGTAAACGACTTGGCCTACACAAGGGAGACTTCAAGGACTTCGAGGGTGGCCTGACCCAAGAGATGCTAGACTACTGTATCAATGACGTTGAGGTGACCGTCAAGCTGTTCAAGAAGTTCAAGTCTGTAATCTTCGATAAGGACTGGGCTAAGGCTCTTCGTATGGAGCATGACATCCAGATTATCTGTGAAGAGATGACAAGCAACGGCTTCAAGTTTGATGAACCTAAGGCTGAGGAATACTTGGGTGAGATCCTTACACGGATGGAGAAGCTAGAGGCACAGTTCCAAGTAGACTTCCCACCTAAGTTAGTCGAGGTCAACCGTATCAAGTACCGTCTCAAGAAGGATGGATCACTCTTCACTAGTGTAACCAATGCCTTGGAGAAGTACCCTCACACCTATGTAGATACTATGGGTGATGAACCTGTACTGGTCTGCCATAACTGGCAGGAGTTCAATGCAGGTTCTACTAAGCAACGGATCGAGAGACTATGGGAAGCAGGGTGGCAACCAGTAGACAAGACTAAGGGACACCTAAACTTTGAACGAGAGGGTGACGATCCTGAGAAGGGTAAACAGTTTGCTTACTATGGGTGGCAATGTAATGAGACTAACCTAAACACCTTACCTGAGGATGCACCTTCAGGAGCACGAGCACTTGCTGAGTGGCTAACCCTAGAGGGTAGACGGTCAAGTCTTATGGAGTGGCTAGGGTGTGTAGCTAAGGATGGACGTATCCACGGTAGGTTCACACACATTGGGGCATGGACTGGTAGGCTTGCACACTCAGCACCTAACCAAGCCAACATCCCTGCTCAGTTTCATGGTGACCCCAAGACTGACGTAGAGAAAGTTAAGGCTAAGTATGATGGCCCCTTCCGTGGTCTCTGGACAGTGGAGAAGGGTAACTATCTTGTAGGTACAGATGCTGAAGGTATACAGCTACGCATACTTGCTGACCTGATGGAGAGCCAAGAGTATGTAGATGCTATCATCACAGGTAAGAAGGAGGACGAGACTGACATCCACAACCTGAACCGTAAGGCTCTGGGTTTACCTCACATCACGAGAGACATGGCTAAGACATTCATCTATGCCTTCCTCTTGGGTGCAGGTACAGCTAAGATTGCACAGATCCTTAAGACTGATACACGTCAGGCAACACAGGCAGTGAATAACTTTATGGATAGTATCTCAGGTCTACGCAGACTAAAGAAGAATGTTATCCCTAACATTGCTGAACGAGGTTACTTCCGTGGATATGATGGACGTAAGGTCAAGGTTCCTAGTGAACACAAGACACTGGCAGGTATGCTACAGAATGGTGAGAGTACCATCATGAAGTGGGCTACACGTCAGTGGATCAAGGATGCTAGGGCTGAGGGTATCAAGTTCAAGCTAGTCACTTGGCCTCACGATGAGTGGCAGACAGAAGTGTACGGTGGTATGGATGTAGCTGAGAGACTAGGTGAGATACAACGTAAGTCTATCGAGACTGTAGGACTAGAGCTAGGACTTATGTGTCCACTAGCAGGGTCTACAGACATAGGTAAATCATGGCTTGACACTCACTGATATTTACAATATATAAAAGAAACAACCAAGCCTGAAGGAGAAAAGAATGGCTAAGTATGTAGAAGTTAAAACCACAGGCCCAGTAGAATGGGCAAAGGTATTTGAAGGTAACCGTGACATGAACGGCTTCGAGGGTTCCTACGTTGAGTTCGAGGGAGCCTACACAGTACAACAGAAGTTGTCTAAGGAAGAGTTTGAGAAGCTGAAGTCAGCACAGTCTCAGAAGAAACCTAACCAGAAACGTCTGATGGATGGTGAGCTAGTCATTAAGTTTGAACGTAAGCACAAGGTTACTCGTAAGGACGGTACTATCTTACCTCAGGCAGGTGGAGCACCAAAGGTAACTGATGCTGACGGTAATCCATGGACTACTGAGATGGGTCTGATCGGTAATGGTTCAAATGCTGAGGTCACTAACCTTATCACTATCTTCAAGGGTTCAGATGGTAAGCAGTACAGTCGTACTACCATGACTGAGATGAAGATCCTTGAGCATGTACCAGTCGAAGAAAAAGAAGTAAACGAGATGGGCTGGTAACTACTAACAAAGGGAGGGGCAGTTAGCCCTTCCCACCTTACGGGATATAAAAAGTATGACACAGATTACTACTACATACATTGACCACATGGGTACTGACCTATCAGTAGTCAACTCAGCACGGGTGAGCTTTGGTAAGAAGGCTGATTGGGAATACCACGACAGTCAGACTATGCGTCTGTCAGAACGTGACACTAAGCTGATTAAATACCTAGCCAAGCACAAGCACATCTCACCCTTCGGTCATGCCTTTGCATCGTTCCACGTTAAGGCTCCTATCTTTGTAGCACGACAGTTGGTCAAGCATAAGTTCCTACGTTGGAATGAAATCTCACGTCGTTACGTGGATGATGAACCTGAGTTCTATGTGCCTGACGTATGGCGTGGTCGTAGTGCTGACAAGAAGCAAGGCAGTGATGGTGTATCTGTATGGAACCACGGACAGGGGACAGGGTACCGAGAGCAAGAATACGAAGTCATGCAAGAGGTTGCTTGGCTGTATGGTAAGATGATCAAACAAGGTGTAGCCCCAGAGCAAGCACGTATGGTACTACCACAGTCCACCATGACAGAGTGGTACTGGTCAGGTTCACTTGATGCCTTTGCTGATATGTGTAACCTTCGGTGCAAGGAAGACACACAGTATGAGACACGTTTGGTAGCTGATCAGGTATCTACTATCATGCAAGACCTGTTCCCAGTATCGTGGGT